CAGTGAAGATTATTCTATCAATGTAGATTATCGAGATGTTCTATCTGGCAAGGGAGATGTGACATTCTTCCCTGTTGTCATGGGCCAGGAGCCGTCAAATAAGGCATCGATTACTGTTTCTAATATTAGCTTACTAGAAATACCTAAAGAATCTGTAGAGGAAGAAATACGGAACTATTTAGGAGATATTGTCGAACGTGCCACGCTCGATCGTATGACTGGTGTAAAACGGTTCTACGATAATAAATCAAAGTTTCTCCATTTTCCATAAATAGTATATGGCACACGATAACACCTTTCGCACACTTATTGAAAAAGTGTCAGCAGAAACAGAAGTTTATCAAATAGATCTACCTGTAAAGGATACGGAGCTATCTCCTGTATTTTCTAAGGATGCAATCGACTTGCATTATGGTACACTCTACAAAAACTATGTAAAGAAAGCACTTGCAGGTGAGGGAGAGTTTCAGGTTGCAGGTGCTAAACTCCATACATTGTTCTTTGAACAACTACAGATCCCAAAATCATCAAATAAACCATCAGATATATCTAAAATCTTGATAAATCAAAAGTTTGGTGATTTCAATAAGTTCAAAGATTCATTTACCAAGACGGCATTAGGTATACATGGCTCCGGTTGGGTATATCTAGATACAAAGGGGGTTATCAAAACGATAACCAATCATAAGGACGTTGACAATATTGCCCTTATTGTCGACATGTGGGAACATTCATTTGTTTTGGATTACGGTGCAGATAAGGAAAAATACCTTAGCAGTATCTGGAATGTCATAAACTGGAATATCATAAACGCGAGGATAAACTAAATGTTCAAAAGTACAAATATCGAGACCCTTGGCACAGACTACACCGTAGCAGATCAAAAAGGTAATGTTATCAAGACAATCCAGGTTATTGCACATACTGATATTCTTGAAGCTGCACTCGGTGCTTACAACGAAGGATTTGAGTCTCTTCAATCATATCTAGATAAATCAATCGCGGTATTGGCCGGATTCGAGTCAGTCGATCCAAACAAGATTCTATGGTTTGCTACCACAGACGACGAAGTTGTCCTAGCTGAACTCATTGAGGATGCAATCAAGAATGGATACGATAAAATCATTCTCGAACATCTTGAAGATATTGAGTAAACCTGTTACACTCTAACTGCCCTATTAGCTCAGAAAGACGGCTGGTCACTTGACAAGGTGGCGCCGCTAACTCAATATCAGTCCGAGCACACTGTAGAGAGCAATCGATATTATAATCGATAGGTCGGTGGTTAGAAGTGTTACACCATGGGGCATTTTATTATAAAATATGCAACCAGATATAGAACCCATCTGTATATGGACTGAAGACGGATTTAGATGTCGTCATCCAGCCGTGTACAGAAAATCATATTGCGAATCACACCATGATCGCATGTATATCACATTACTTCCAGAGATGGCACAATACATCATTGACAAGGAAGTAACATCCATCTTCCAAAAAAATCCCGATTGACATGCCTGTGATGTTGCACTATAATAGTGGCAACAAGGAACAATATGGCTATTCTAAAGATCCTCGAAGATATCGGTTCAGACACTGCACGAAGCCACAAGGTTTCGTTGGTCGAGAAACATCGCAACAATGCGCTCTTCATGCGCGTTGTGAAGCTCGCGCTTGATCCGTACATCAACTTCTATATTCGTAAGATCCCGGCCTTCACCGCTGTAGGGACCAAAGATCTCGAATGGTGTCTAAATGAGCTCGAGAAGTTGTCCTCGCGTCAACTTACGGGCAATGCGGGCATCGAGCATTTGCGCAATGTGCTGAATAGCACGAACCCCAACGATGCAACGGTGGTTGCACGCATTATTGGCAAGGATTTGCGCTGCGGTATGGCAGACGGCATTGTGAACGCAGTAGTAAAAGACTTCGTGCCCACCTATCCGTGCTTGCTTGCTCGTCCTTACGACGAAAAGAACATCAAGAATATTACCTATCCGGCACTTAGTCAACTCAAGGCCGACGGTCTCCGTGTAAACTTCCACATCAATGGCAAGAAGGTTTATATCTGCGGTCGAAGCGGCAGAGCTATTGACTTGCTCGGATATATGGAACAGGAACTTATCGAACTCGGCGAGCAGTTCTCTGTTCCTGTCGTGATTGATGGTGAGCTGGTAGTCGTCGACGAGCAAGGAAAGCTCCTGTCACGCAAGGTTGGCAATGGTATCATCAATAAGGCTATCAAGGGAACGATTACACCCGAAGAAGCTAAGATGGTTCGTGCTCAGATTTGGGATGTGATTCCTGCAAGCGAGTTCAAGGCAGGTATTTCCAAACTTACTTACGAAAAGAGATTCAACTCGTTGGATCTGGCCGTACAATGTGTCACGCCGCATAACGTTGATGCATTGGCTGCAAAACTCAAAGGCCAACTGGCAAAGTTCTGGATGATTCCGACCAAGGTTGTGAATAACTTGCCGGAAGCCGTGGCCCACTTCGAGGAGTTGCTCGCGGCCGGCGAAGAAGGTACTATTCTGAAGAACTATTGTGGGCTTTGGGAAGACACCCGCAGTAAGCACCTGGTCAAGTTCAAGGCCGAGCGTGATGCCGACCTGGAAGTGATTGGTTGGAATCCCGGTGAAGGTAAGTTTGTTGGTAAGGTCGGCAGTCTGATTTGTGCAAGTTCGGACAGATTGGTTGAATGTGCTATCAGCGGCTTCCCCGACGATTTGCGAGATGAAATCACAAGAGATATTGATAGTTGGATGGGTAGTATTGTTGCTGTCCTCTACAATGAGAGAATCAGTAGTAAGGAAAAGGGCAGATCTGGTATCGATAGTTTGTTCCTTCCGAGATTTGCTGAACGCAGATTTGATAAATCGGTTGCGAACTCATCGAAGGAAATCAAATGAGTAAGCTGGACTCTATCTTTTTTGGTGTGATTATTTTTATGCTTCTGGCATTCTTTACCACATGTTCCTTTCAGGAATCGTCGTGTAGACAAGAAGCAATCAAGGCCGGAATGAAGGCTGATGATGTACTAAAAGCTTGCAGGAGATAATGACTCCTGTTGGGAGTTATTATGAATCCGAAGTTACTTAGTAGAGACCAGTTCCGGGAAGGGGTATTCCTTAGGGATGGTCATAAGTGTGTCTTCTGTGAAAAGTCTGCTAAGGATGCTCATCACATCCTTGAGCGCAGACTTTGGCCCGACGGCGGATATTACCTAGAAAATGGTGCATCTGTCTGTGAGGAACACCACCTTGCATGCGAACGAACCAACATATCCGTAGAGGATGTAAGACACGCCGCCGGTATTACCAAGATTTGGGTACCTCCTCATCTGTATGACGATCACGTCTACGATAAGTGGGGAAATCCCGTTTTGGAGGATGGTCGCAGAGGAAAGGGAGAGCTATTCTTTGATACATCTGTTCAAAAGGTGTTATCAGAGGGAGGAGTGCTCGACCTGTTTACCTCTCGTGTGAAATATCCCAGGACAAACCATCTACCCTGGAGTCCCGGCGTCAACGATGATGACCGCGTTATGCAGGATCTTTCATACTTCGAAGGTAAACGTGTTATCGTAACTAAGAAAATGGATGGAGAGAATACAACTATGTATTCTGATGGTATCCATGCCCGTAGTCTTGATTCAAGGGGTGGTGTAGATCGTGCTTGGGTCAAACAGTTCTGGTCCACGATTGCACATGACATACCGCTAGATTGGCGGATTTGTGGCGAGAATCTATGGGCAGAACACTCGATCCACTACACTGACTTGCCGTCATACTTCCTGGGCTTTTCCGTCTGGAACGAACTAAATGTATGCCTAAGTTGGGATGATACTTTGCAATATTTCGATCTTCTTGGCATAAACCCTGTTCCTGTGCTTTATGATGGAATCTGGGACGAGACAAAGATCCGTGCTTTAGAAAAATCTTTGTCTTGGGACAAAGATGAGGGCTATGTTGTGAGATTGGCTGATTCCTACACGTATGGCGAGTTCAAGAAAAGCATCGCAAAATACGTAAGGAAGGGGCATGTGCAGACATCAAAGCATTGGAGAGCGGGAAGAGCATTCACACCGAACGAGCTAAAAAATGAAATATAAAAAGAAACTCTATCTAAGAGTTTGGAAGAACGGCCCGCCGAGAAAAAATCAAAAACTGCGTAAGCTAGAATCCTATAAGTATAAAGGATTTAGTGTAACATTATGGGATAATCATATCTATGGATTTAGATATGAATGGAGCATAACGCCATTGACGCAGACTGCCTTGGTAAAGTCTCAGATGAAAAAGATAATATGGGATCCGACGTCGTCTAGATTTAGGAAAGGCCAATACGGAGCTTCATACTGGGCAAAGATTGGGATAAACGAAATACACACTCGGACGCTAAGACGATATTGGAAATAACACAATAATAAACCCCAAAGGGAGCCGCCGAGCTCCCTTTTTTATTAGCAGAAAGACCACCGGGCCTTGATAAATACAAATATTGAATAAAGAGGCTTCTGATGTCTGATATGAAGAAATGGTTGAAGATTATGGAGAGTGTTCCGGCAGTTTTTCCGGGGCAACCTCCAAAAACTGTTGTAATCAAGAAAGATGCCACGGTAATGGTTGATCCACGAGTAGGTGGAGGCACCGCAAGATATATGCACAGCACACAGGATGGT